CGATAACAACCGTAGTAAGTACACATTCATTAGCAAATGGAACAGGAAGTGTTTTCAATACTGCTTCTACATCTGATGTAGGGTTTGAAGCTTACGGAACATTTGATGAAGGTGCAAATCCAAGTGTACCATTTATATCAGTTCCAAGTGCAGAGTTTTTAATTGCACCTAATTTTTCAGGAAACGCAAATGGAACAACACCAGCTAAATGGCAAATATATTATCCAACTGGTCAAGCAGGCTATGTTCATTATATTTCACAAACAGGAGTTACAGCAGTATATAATTTTAATGGAAGTGCAACATCTCAAGCAGGTCAAGGAAGTTTAATTTGTGTTATAAAAAGAATAGATTGTACTAAATATGGAATTGGTACAAAAATTATATTCATAAATAAATATGGAGTCCAACAGGATTTATGGTTCTTTTTAAAAGAAACTAAACAAGTCACTAGAACAAATGAAAACTACAAAGCTAATACAATAGTTTACCCAGCTTCAGGTAAAGCAACTTATGATATTAAAAACGCACCAAATAAGTTGTTTAATACACAAGGAAAACAAACTGTATCATTATCTTCAGGGTATTATCCAGAACAAGCAAATGAAATGTTCCAACAATTATTAATGTCTGAATACGTTTGGCTTGAAAGACCTAAAAACTCAAACCCAAGCACTAATGAAATAGTTCCTGTAATTGTTAAAAATTCTAGTATAGATTTCAAAACATCTGTAAACGATAGGTTGATTGAATATAAAATGGAATTTGAAAATGCGTTTGATTATATAAATAACATAAGATAACATACATTTAACATAGATGCAAAAACTACAACTATATATAGAAAATGAAAGAGTAGATTTATTTAAAGATGAAACAGTATCTCTTACTCAAACAATTCAAAATGTAAAAGATATTGCTAAAATATTTACTGAATTTACTAAAACATTTTCTTTACCTGCATCAACTGTAAACAATAAAATATTTCAACACTATTATAATTTTGATATCCTAAATGGTTTCGATGCAAGGAACAAAGTCGCTGCATCTTTAGAGTTAAATACAATACCGTATAAAACAGGCTTTGTAGCTTTACAGGGAGTTGACCTTAAAAACAATTCACCACATACTTATAGAATTACTTTTTATGGTAATACAGTAAATTTAAAAGATATACTAGGAGACCAACAGTTAAGTGGATTAGCGACACTCGCCCAACTTGATACTGTTTATAATTATAATAATATTAAAAGTGGTTTACAATTAAACCCTGCAACTTCTACTGTGAACTTAATTGTTCCTTTAATTACCCATACTAATAGAATGACTTATACAGGTCTAACAAGTAATGGAGAAAATGGAAATGTATTTTGGAATGGGTTTGCTACTACTCCAAATGGTATTCAATGGAATCAATTTAAATTTGCTATCAGATTACAATATATTATAGATGCAATAGAATCACAATTTGATGACATAAATTTTAGCACTTCTTTTTTTAATAATTCTTCTAACTCTGCATTTAACAATCTTTTTATGTGGCTACATAGAAAAAAAGGTAGTGTTGATGCAGCAGGTCAAATATCAACGCCTTGGACAGAATTAAATGATTTGGTCTTTCAAGGTTCTGGAAACCCTTCAGGTTCAGGTACTATAAATGGGTATTTGTTATTGGATAATAATACAAACTATTCTAATACACAACTAACAATAACACCAACCACAAGTAATGTACCGTATGATATCAGAATTATGAGAAATGGAGAAGTATATGAACAAAGACTAGGGGTTACAACAGCAGTTGTTTTCTTTGCAACTGGCTCAACTTTATCTCCAGGACCATTACAAGGTGGTACTTATGCAATACAAGTAAGATGCACATCTACAATTTCTTTCAATGCAAATGGTTTTCATTGGGTTATTAATAATTTACAGCCAGGCCAACAATTTCAAGATGAATATAAAAATGCAAGTGCTTTTTCATCTAATAGTGACCAACAATTTATTATTGCACAACAAATTCCTGCGATGACAATCTTAGAGTTTTTGACTAATATATTTAAAATGTTTAATTTGACTGCTTATGTAGAAAGTGATGGTACAATTGAAGTGAGAACTTTAGATAGTTATTATAGTGCAGCTTCTACAACTCCAACAAATATTGATAGTTATTTAGATGTTTCAAAGTCATCGATAAATATAGCTTTACCTTTTAAACAAATACAATTTTCTTATAAAGGACTTGGAACTTTTTTAGCTAAACAATATGAGCAATTAAATAACTCAGGTTGGGGTTCTTTAAATTATAGTACATCAGGAGGTGAATTTTCAACTCCATCAGAAGTTTATAAAGTAGAAATTGGATTTGAACATTTATTATATGAAAGGCTTATCGACCAAAGACCAGCAGCAAATTTAGCACCAACATCTATTCAATACGGTTATTTTGTAGATTCAAATCAAGAATCTTATTACGGTTTGCCTTTAATATTTTATGCTATAAAACAAACAAGTGCTACCAATATAGCTTTTAGAAAATATGATAGTACAAATAACACAGAAACAGTAGGATTAAATAATTACATAATTCCCTCAAATTCTAAAACATTATCTGCTTCATCAAGTACAACAAATATTAATTTTAGAGATGAAGTAAATGAATATACAGGTGGCTCAGGTTTTACAGGAACATTATTTCAAAATCAATATTCTAACTATATCATTGATGTTTTTAATAGACAAAGAAGATTAACAAAAGTTACTGCATATTTACCTTTGAAAATATTTTTTGACTTAGAATTAAATCAAATAATACAAATAGGTCAAGATAATTATAGGATTAACTCCTTGACTACAAACTTAACAAATGGTAAGAGTGAGTTTGAGTTATTAAATACAGTAATATCAGAAATAAATTAAAAATATGATAAAGAATATATTAGACTTGCTACAATTTGCAAAAGGAGAAACAGAGAATATTAAAATAGCACAAGGTAAAAACGCTTTACCTAAAGACTTAAAGTCAGGTTTTAAACTTATTAAAAGAACATTAAAATGGTTGTAAAAGATTATACCTTAAAGCTATCTACAGAAGAAGCACAAAAAAATGTTGAAGACTTAAATAAAAATTTAAAGATTCAAGAAGATTTACTATTTGATATAGAAAAAGAAATACGAGGTTATGAAAAACAATTAAAGAAAACATCAAAAACAGACCTAGCTGCTAGAAAAGCAATAAATGATAAAATAGCTAAAACAAAAGAGAGATTAAATGACGAAAGGTTTGGATTAAAAGAGCTTAATAAAGAGCGTAAAAAAGCCAACGAAGAGCTAGAAGAATCTATTGAAAACTCTGCTGAATATAGTGGTGTCTTAGGAATGTTAGACTCTAAAACTGGTGGTCTTATTTCAGGAATTAGTGGAATGACAAAATCAGTTGGTAGTGCTACTAAAGGTTTTAACCTTATGAAGATTGCTATCATTGGAACAGGTATTGGTGCTTTATTAATTGCCTTAACGTCATTAAGCGCAGCTTTCACATCCACAGAAGAAGGTCAGAATAAGTTTAATAAAATAATGGGCATTATTGGTGCTACTGTTTCTGTGTTTACAGACAGGTTAGCAACGTTAGGTAGTTTCTTAATAAGCGTTTTTGAAAATCCAAAACAAGCACTCATCGACTTTAAAGATGCGTTTGTCGAAAATATAACCAACAGAGTTTCTAGTGCTATCGATACGTTAGGGTTTTTAGGAAGTGCTATTAAAAAGGTGTTTAGTGGCGATTTTAGTGGTGCAATGGAAGATGCAAAAAACGCAGGTAACTCTTACGTTGATACTTTAACAGGGGTAAAAGATACTGTTGGAAAAGTAACAGAATCAGTTAAATCATTAGCGACAGAAATAATAAAAGAGGGTGTAGCTGCAGGAAAAATAGCTGACCAAAGAGCAGCAGCAGACAAATTAGACAGAAAGTTAATTGTAGAAAGAGCAGAAGCAAACAGAAAAAGAGCAGAATTATTAGAAAAATCAGTTGATAAAGAGAAATTTACCACTTTAGAAAGAGTAGAATTTTTAAAACAGGCAGGAGAACTAGAGGATGAAATAACACAAAAAGAAGTAGCTGCTGCAAAGTTAAGATTAAAAGCAAAACAAGCTGAAAACGCATTAGGGGGTTCTACAAAAGAAGATTTACAAGAAGAAGCACAATTAAAAGCTGATTTGATAAACCTTGAAACTGCTCGTTTAATGAAACAAAGAGAAGTTACTGGTCAAATTATAGCATTTAAAGCAGAAGCAGCAGCAGCCGATAAAGCAATATCAGACGAAGAAATAGCAAACGCAAAAGCAGTACAAGACTTTAAAGATTCATTAAAAGTTAAAGATAAAGAAAACAAATTTGCAGAAATAGAAGCTGAAAAAGCAGCTAATTTATTAGCATTAGAAGAATTAAAACTTTCTGAAGAAGCTAAACAACAAATGATTTTAGATGTTGAAAACGCATTTAAAGAAAAGAAAAAAATAATAGAAGATGAGGAAAAGTTAGCCTTAGCAGAAGAAAAACAAGCGTTTTTAGATGCTCAATTAGGGGAAGAAGAATTATCCTTAGAAAAGCAAAAACAAATGGCTTTAGATGAACTCGCTAGGTTTGAGGGTACACAAGCTGAAAAAAATGCTATCATAAAAAAATATAATCAATTAGAAGCAGAAGATGAAAAAATTAAAAGAGATGCAGAAATTAATATGGCTGCTCAAACTTTTGGAGCTATCGCAAACTTACTTGGAGAAAACTCTAAAGCAGGAAAAGCAGCAGCAATTGCATCAGCCCTTATAAACACTTATCAAGGTATAACTGCAGAGTTAGCAACAAAAACTGCTACACCTTGGGGAATAGCACTTAAAATAGCCAACATCGCAACTGTTGCATCAATTGGTTTTAAGTCTGTTAAAGATATAATGAAAACAACCCCAAAACAAACAGGTGGAGGTTCTACATCAACACCTTCTTATTCTGCAAGAACTGGGTCAGAGCCTGTTCCACCAATGCCACCTTCGTTTAATATAGTTGGCTCTAGTGGTTCAAATCAAATAGCTGATGCTATCGGCTCACAAACACAACAACCTGTACAAGCGTTTGTAGTGGCAAGTGAGGTAACAACTGCACAAAGTTTAGAAAGAAACACTATTGAAGGGGCTACAATAGGATAAATACAAAATTGAATTTTAAATACGTTATATAGTTATGAAGATAATAGAATTAATATTAGACGAGGAACAAGAAGACTCAGGTATTGAAGCAATATCTATTGTTGAATCCCCTGCGATAGAGTCTGATTTTGTTGCTTTAAAAGGAGAGGAAGTTAAACTTGCAGAAATAGATAAAGAAAAAAGAATATTATTAGGTGCTTTATTGATACCTAATAAACCAATTTATAGAAACGGAGATGAAGGAGATTACTACATTTTCTTTTCTAAAGACACAATAGTAAAGGCATCACAAATGTATCTTAAAAATGGATATCAAAACAAAACCACAATAGAACACGAACAAACACTTGAAGGCTTAACATTAGTTGAAAGTTGGATAGTTGAAGATGAGGTTCAGGACAAGTCTAGAAAGTATGGTTTAAATGTTCCAGTAGGTACTTGGATGGGTGCAGTGAAAGTTAATAATAATGAAATATGGAGCGAGTATGTTAAAACAAATAAAGTCAAAGGTTTCTCAATTGAAGGTTATTTTGCAGACAAAATGGAAAGACCTAAAGAAACTGTGCAAGAAGATTTGTCAAAAGATGAAAAAACTTTAATAAAAATTAAAGAACTTTTAAAGTCTACCAATGAGACAAAATAATAAAAACAACGACAAAAACTTTATACCTAGTAGAACTAGTCCTACAGGAAGTAGCCGAGCTTGTTTATGTTGGGATAAAAACACCTATTCAATAGAATGTTGTGATGGCTCAATAAGGGCTCAAGGTATAGGGGTTATTACAAGAACTTAAAATGAAAATACAAAATTGAATTATTAATCCGTTATATATATAATATGAAATCAACCGAAATGTTAAATCAAATCAAAACACTTTTAAACATAGAAGTAAAACTAGAGGAGATGAAATTAGAAAATGGCACTATCGTAAGTGCTGAATCCTTTGAAAAAGGTAAAGAACTTTTTATCGTTACAGATGATGAAAAAGTAGCAATGCCAGTCGGCGAATATCTTTTAGAGGATGGAAGACTTATAGTCGTTTCAGAAGAAGGTATTATTGGAGATGTTAGAGAAGTTTCTGATGAAGTACCTCAAAAAGAATCTAAAGAAGGGGAAGAAATAACTTCTGACCTTAAAGATGATGAATACGAAGAAGATGAAAAAAAGATGGAAGATGAAGAAAAAGAAATGGCTGAAGTAGGAGATTGGGAAGGAATGGAAAAAAGAATCCAAAACTTAGAAGATGCAATCTCTGACCTTAAAAAAGACAAAGAAGGTAAAATGGAAGAAGAAGACAAGGAAGAAGAAATGTCAACTGAAAAACCATTAAAATCAAGAACTGTTAAAGAAGAGTTTGAAGCAGCATCTAAACCAATTAAACATAATCCTGAAGGCGAAAGTAAAACAAAAAATAGAGTTGAATTTGCTAAAGGAAAATTTAACACAACACTAGATAGAGTATTAAATAAATTAAATAAATAATATAAAAAATGAGCACATTCAACTATTTATCAAATGATGTGGAGCGTAATCAAGTTTCACAAAAAACATTATCTGCATCAGTTTCTGTACCTGCAGGAGATGCTGGTATTGACCATAATATTGCAACAGATGCATTAGTAGTAAGTTTACCAAAAATTCATTCAGAAAATTTAGGAATGACTTTCTTGTTTAGAAATTCAGGAGCAGATGGAAATAACATCATTACACTAAGCCCTCATTCAACTGATGGTTTTAATGGTAGTATTGCAAACGCTTCTGCAGATTCAGTAGCAAGTGGAGTTGTAAATAAAGATTGGATTAACACAAAAGCAACAGCAAACAAAGGAGATTATGTTGTAATTAGAGCAGTAGCTTTAACACAATGGTACATAATCGGTGGTGTTGGAATCTGGGCATCTGAATCATAATATTAATTAAATAAAAAAAGAAAAATGAGTAATTTAAAAAACGTACAATTAGCAACTGCGACTAATATAACTACTTCGTATGCAGGAGAATTTGCAGGGGAGTACATCGCAGCAGCTTTATTATCAGCTTCAACAATTGATGATGGTGGATTAACTGTAAAAGCAAACATTGCTTTCAAAGAAGTAATCAAAAAACTAGCAACAGGTTCTTTAGTAAGTCCTGCAAGTTGTGATTTTGTTCCCAACTCATCAGTAACACTTACTGAAAGAATTATACAACCAGTTGAATTACAAGTAAATTTACAGTTATGTAAGTATGACTTTGTAAACGATTGGGAAGCACAACAAATGGGATATGGTTTAGGTCAATCTTTACCTCCTAAGTTTTCTGACTTTATGATTGCTCACGTAGCAGCAGAAGTAGCACAAAACACAGAGTTCTGTATATGGCAAGGAGACACAGCATCAGCATCTAATAACTCATTTGATGGGTTTGAAAAACTAATTGCAGCTTCAGCAGCAGCAGGAGATATTCCAGCAGGTCAGCAAGTTGCAGCAATTGGTGGTGGACTTAGTGCAGCAAACATTATTGCTGAATTATCTAAGGTAGTAGATGCTATTCCTTCTTCACTTTACGGAAAAGAAGATTTATTTATTTACATTCCAAGTAGTGCAGCTAAATTCTATGTTCAGGCATTAGGAGGATTTGCAGCTAACGGATTAGGAGCAAACGGAACAAACGCACAAGGAACACAATGGTGGAACAATGGTTCACTTACTGTAAATGGTGTTAAGATATTTGTTTGCCCAGGAATGAGTAATAACAAAATGTACGCTGCTCAAAGAAGCAACTTATACTTTGGTACAGGAATCCTTAACGATACAAATGTTGTAAAGGTTCTAGATATGGCTGATTTAGATGCATCAAATAATGTTAGAATGGTAATGAGATTTACTTCTGCAGTTCAATTTGGTATTGCTTCTGACTTAGTTGAGTACGCTTAAAATTAATTAATCAATAAGAATAGGGTAGGTGGTTTATCTACTTACCCTTTTTTTTTAAAATAAAATATAAAATTATGGCTTGTACATTAACGACAGGAAGAAAAATACCCTGCAAAAGTGCCTTTGGCGGAATCAAAACTGTATTATTTGCAGACTTTGGAACTATCGCATCAGTTGCTCTTGCATCAGGTACTAATATTGCAACTATTACAAATGGTTCACCAGCACCAGTATGGTTTGAATATGATGTAAAAGGAAATTCTAGTTTAGAAACTACTGTAACAAGTAGCAGAGAAAATGGAACTACATTTTACACACAAACATTAAATTTAACACTAACATTTTTAGATTCTAAAACACAAGCAGAATTACAAAAATTGGCATTAGCAAGACCTTATGCAGTTGTTGTCGATTACTACGGTAATAGCTTTCTCTGTGGTCTGGAAAACGGGATGGAAGTAACAGGTGGAACAGTTGTAACAGGAGCAGCAGCAGGAGATTTATCAGGGTTTACTCTTACATTTGAAGGAATGGAAGAACAAGCACCTTATTTTCTAAACGCTATACCAACAGCTTCAACTGAGCAAGTTGACCCAACTCCAACAGGAGTTCCAGTAAACCCTTAATAATTAGTTTTTTTAGTTAGAAAATCAAGCATCCTTATGGGGTGCTTTTTTTTTGCATAAACAATTCTACAAATCAAGTGTTTTTTTACGTTATATAAGTAATGATAATATTAACTACTACGGCTGCGGCTCAAACAATTTCAGTTATACCTCGACAGTATGACGATAGTGCCTTTACATTAAGGGTAAGAGATGATAGTACAAATGTTACAGTTGATTATTTAAATCAAACAGGAACGACAGTAGGAAACTACCTTCAGTTCAATCGTGCATTTAGTCCTGTATTAGTAGAAGCTCATTTTTATGACTTATATTTGTTTATAGACTATAATTTTTGGAATACAAATAATAGTTTCTGGAATCTTTATGATGTTTTGTGGCAAATAGACTCAAACTTTAAAGAAGATATATTTAGAGATAAAATATTTTGTACAGACCAAGATATCGACCAATTAAATGACAATGACCATTATGAATTGAATAAAGGTCAATACACATTTTATGATGGTTTTAATAATACTTATACAGTAAGATGAAAAAAACACGATTAAGAAACGAAAAAGGACAATTTAAAAAAGCATCTAAAGTTTCAGAGTTTGGCTTTGTGAATTTAAGCACATACACAAGCCCTGAAATAAAGGAAGTTAATGGCGAAGAGTGGATTGAATATGGAGCAGACAATAACTATTTTCAGTATTTAATTGATAGGTATAACGGAAGTCCTACTAATAACGCTGCTATTAACGGTATCAGTCAAGCAATTTACGGAAAAGGTCTTAATGCTACAGACGGAAATAGAAAGCCTAATGAATATGCTCAAATGATTTCTTTGTTTAAAAAAGATGTAGTTAGAAAATTATCTTATGACCTTAAATTAATGGGTCAATGTGCAATTCAAGTTATATATACTAAAGACAGAAAGAAAATAGCTCAGTTAGAGCATATGCCTATTGAGACTTTAAGGGCAGAAAAATGTAATAATGAAGGGGAAATACCTGCATATTATTATTTTAAGGATTGGGTTAATATAAAAAGAAGTGATGAGCCACTTAGAATACCTGCTTTTGGTATGTCAAAAGAAAATATAGAAATATATTACATAAAACCATACAAATCAGGGTTTTATTACTATTCTCCTGTAGATTATCAAGGTGGTTTACAATATGCAGAACTAGAAGAAGAGGTTTCTAACTATCATTTAAACAACATAATGAATGGTCTTGCGCCATCTATGCTTATTAATTTTAATAATGGAACTCCAAATCAAGAGGAAAGACAATTAATAGAATCTAAGATAGCAAGAAAGTTTTCTGGAACAAGTAATGCAGGTAAGTTTATACTCGCGTTTAATGATAATAAAGAAAGTCAGGCAGAAATTACTCCTGTACAATTATCTGATGCACATAATCAGTATCAATTTTTATCAGAAGAAGCACAGTCTAAAATACAAGTTGCCCATAGAGTTGTATCGCCTTTCTTATTAGGTATAAGAACAAGTTCAGGTTTTTCTAGCAATGCAGATGAAATTAAGACTGCTTCACTACTTATGGATAATACTGTTATAAGACCTTTTCAGGAGCTTTTAATAGACGCCTTTGATAATATACTAGCTTACAATGATATTAGCTTAAACCTATACTTTACGACCTTACAGCCACTAGAATTTACTGAGGTTGATAGTTCAATACAAGACAAAGAAGATATTGAAGAAGAAACTGGTGTTGAAATGCAAAAATTCAATCTAAAAATGATAGATGGAAAACAAGCGTATAAAACTAAAGAAGAAGCAGAAGCAAAAGCTGAAGAAATGGGATGTGGTGGTTCACACGAACACGAAATTGAAGGTGTTGTTTATTATATGCCTTGCGTAAACCACGAAGAACTGAAAGCACCTTGTTGGGATGGTTATGAGCAGTATGGAACTAAAAAGAAAGATGGAAAAGAAGTTCCAAATTGTATTCCTATTGAAGCCTGTGAACATACTAAACTATCTAAAAAAGATGTTGAGGTTATTTTAGGCTCACTCGCAAAAACAGGGGAGAAAATTGAAGGGGATTATGAGTTTGTAGCTGAGTTAGATGAAGATAATGAAATATCAACTGAAGATTGGGCAAATTATTTAATTAAAGAAAAACCAAAAAGCACTCTTTCTAGAATAAAAGATTTAATTAATCTCACACAATTTGTGCCATCAAAAAAGAAAGGCTCATCTTATAGTGATTTAGACTCTAAAAATGGTTTATATAAAATTCGTTACAAATACGCAGAAGGAATGACACCATCAGGGCAGTCAAGGGATTTTTGTAAAAATATGATGAATATGAGTAACTCTGGTATAGTTTGGCGTATTGAAGATATTGATAAAGCAAGTTATTTTGAGGATGTGAATGTTGAGTTTAGACATAAACCATCAATGCCTTACAATATTTTTGAATTAAAAGGTGGAATATATTGTCAACACAAATGGGTAAGGGTTTTATACAGGTTAACAAGTAACACAGAAAAGTCAGAAAATTTAGCAAACTATCAAAAAACAGGAACAATACCCTCATACGCAAACAGAAACCCTAGAGGTTGGAAAAAAGCTGCAAAAGCAACTGATAAAATGGATGGAAGAGGAGCATACCCTAAATAAAAACAAAAATGGCAACAGTATTATTCATAAATAGAACAGACTTAGTGAGGAACTCCATAATTGATGGGAATGTAGATACAGATAAGTATATACAATTTATTAAACTCGCTCAAGAAATTCATATACAAAATTATTTAGGCACAAAAATGTATAACGCATTAACAACTGCAATGCCTAATATTGACCAACCTGCAAATAGTAGGTGGAAACTTTTATTAGATGACTATGTTGTGCCTATGCTTATATGGTTTGCTCAAGTGGATTATATTCCATTCGCTAGTTACCAAATCCGCAACGGAGGTATGTTTAAACATCGCTCAGAAAACGCTGATACAGTTAGTAAAGAAGAGGTTGACTATTTAGTCGAAAAAGCAAGAACAAATGCGGAATGGTATTCTAGGAGGTTTATTGACTTTATGAGTTTTAATCAAACTACATACCCTGAATATACAAGCAACACAAATGACGATATATATCCAAGCTATGATGCAACTTTTAATGGTTGGGTTCTATGAAATATAAAGTGAAAACAACAAATATTGAGAAATTAAAAATCTTTTTAAAGAAGATAGAAAATAACAAAACAAAAAAATCAAAGAATGGCAACTCTATTTAATACTAAAATATCACAAACTTATCAAGGTCTTTTAAAGACTATTGATAATGCAGTTTTAAGCGCAACTCTAAGGGAACTTACGGATGGTTCAGGGAATCAATCAGGTCTGTTTTTAAATACAGCAGGTGATTTTAAAGTAACTGCTATTTTAGAGTGGGGTTCTTTAAAAGACACAGGCACAGGAGTTACTATAACTCAATTTGTAACACAAGCTAATGGAATAGCAAATTTTGACAATGATACTACAATACCAACTTCAGCAGCAGTAAAAGATTATGTAGATACTAAATTCTCGCAGACAGATACTTTACAAGAAGTTCTAACATTTGGGAATACTACAAGTGGAAGAGACATAGCAGTTAGTGCTAATGATGACATTACATTTACTGATTCTAGTAAAATCTTAATGGGTGCAGGTAGTGATTTACAAATCTATCACGATGGCTCAAATTCTTTTATAAGGGATTTAGGTACAGGAAATTTATTAATTGATTCTAATGGTGCAGAATTAAAATTACGAGTTAATACTACTGAAAACGCATTAATTGCTAATAGTGATGGCTCTGTAGAATTATATTACAATAACATTAAAAGATTTGAAACTACAACAGCAGGAGCAGAAGTAACAGGAAACCTAGTCGTTACAGGAACTATCACAGGTTCAGGTGGTTCATTCTTGCCACTTGCAGGGGGTACAATGACTGGAAATATTGTTTTAAACGACAATGTTAAAAGTATATATGGAACATCTAACGATGGTCTTGAGGTATATCACGATGGTACACATTCTTATATTGAAGATTCAGGAACAGGAGATTTGAGAATAAAAAGTAATAGCAGTATTGCTTTATTGTCTAATACAAATGAAGATATGATTTTTGCAGTACCTGATAGTTTTGTTAAATTATATTTTAATGGAATTGAAAGGTTAGCAACTTCGAGTACAGGAGTAACTATTGCAGGTACTTTATCTACTACATCAAATGTAACAGTAGGAGCAAATGCAACTTTTGTAGATAACGGAAAAGCTATATTCGGTGCAGGGTCTGACTTACAGATTTATCACGATGGTAGTAATTCTGTTATAAAAGACTCTGGAACAGGCAATCTTGTAATTAATGCAGGAAGTTTTGTAGTAAGTAATGCAGCCGATACCCAAAATATATTGATTGGTGTTGATGGAGCAGAAGTTCGATTATATTACAATGGTAGTAAAAAGTTTGAAACACTTACAGATGGTGCAAAGGTTACAGGTAATTTAGAAGTAACAGGCACAATTACAGGTAGTGGTGGCTCGTTCTTACCTTTAGCAGGTGGGAATATGACAGGTAATACTACTCATAATGATAATGTAAGGGCGCAATTCGGAGCAAGTAATGACTTGCAAATATACCACGATTCAAATGTAAGTTATGTTAGAGATGATGGAACTGGTGGTTTCTTTTTTACTACAAATGGCGATGCTATGCACTTTCAAGATAATACTGGAGAGTATATGGCAAAGTTTGTTAAAGATGGAGCAACAGAACTTTACTATAATAACTCTAAGAAACTAGCAACTACAAACACAGGTATATCAGTAACAGGAAATGCAGCATTATCAACAGGGTTTTCTATTGTAGATGACCAATATGGTAAATTTGGAAATAATGATGATTTAATTATAGGACACGGAGGTTCTAGCCTTATAAGAAGTTTATCAGGAGATTTATACATTGACCAAGCAGCAGTAACTCAATCAATCTTTTTTAGAGTATCAAATGCAAACGCACTAGATACAACTGCCTTAACTATAAATAGAGAAGGCGATTTAACGACAGGAGCAGATGTTACTATTGCAGGAAACTTAACTGTAAACGGAACAACTACAACAATAAACACACAAACACTAGCAGTAGAAGACCCATTAATAGAACTATCAAAAGACAATGCTGCAAACTCTGTAGATATAGGTTTCTATGGTAAATACAATGATGGAACTGCTAGATACTTAGGGTTGTTTTCTGATGCATCGGATAGTAATAAATTTAGATTATTTAAAGGCACAACAGTACAACCTACAACCACAGTAAATATAGCAGGCTCAGGATATGTAGCAGCAGATTTACAAGTTGCAGGATTAG